GAAGCAAAAAACATGAAAGACGCTGAATATGTAAAAAGACATAGTTCTCAACCAACAGCGGATATGCCAGAATTCAAATTAAAAAATGGTGATCCTGATATAACTAAACTAAAAAAAGCTTTTCAAGATTATAGAGATACAAAAAAATGGAACCTAGGTGGTTCGGTGAACGTGACCGGGGCAGAAAAGTACCAAACAGTTACAAATAGATTTTCGGATAGAATGTTACCCAACAAGAAAAGAACAACGAGGATATACTAATGGCAATAGAACCTAGACAAATAGCAGGAATGATAGAACCATCTATGGGAGCGGGTGGTCAACCTATGATGGACGATGGTGCTCAAATAGAAGTCGATGTAGAAGAAGGACAAGAATTATTGCCCGAAGGCATTGAGATGATGGACGGTGAGGATGTAGAAGTTGAGGCGGAAGAATATGACCATGGAGCCAATCTTGCAGAGGTTCTTGATGATTCGGTTCTTGGAGAACTATCATCTGAGATACAATCAAAATTTCGTGAGGACGTTGAGTCTAGGGAAGATTGGGAAGAAGCTATTGCAAAGGGATTAGGGTTACTTGGTATTAATTACGAAGATCGAAGTGAACCTTTCTTAGGGGCCAGTGGTGTAACGCACCCTTTACTATCAGAAGCGGTTACGCAGTTTCAAGCACAGAGTTATAAAGAGATGTTACCAAGTGGTGGGCCTGTTAAGACAGCGGTTCTTGGAACACCGACCAAGGAAACTGAGTCACAAGCCCAGCGTGTTGAAGATTTTATGAATTACCAAATTACAGAGATCATGGAGGAGTACGATCCCGACACTGATCAGATGTTATTCTATCTGCCCTTAACTGGTTCCACCTTTAAAAAAGTATACTTTGACGAGACTAAGCAAAGGGCAGTTTCTAAGTTTGTACCTGCCGAGGATATGGTTGTTCCATACTCGGCTTCTGATTTAAGAACAGCAGAGAGGGTGACACACGTTGTTAGAATGACGTATAATGATATACGCAAACTACAAGTAGCAGGAGTATACAGAGATGTTGAATTATCTGAAGGAGGTTATGACGAAGACGAAGGTTCTATTCAAGAACGTGCTGATGAGTTGTTGGGACTACGTCCGAACTATTCTGATGACTCTTATACCTTATTGGAATGCCACATTGACTTGGATTTGGAAGGCTTTGAAGATATGGATATGGAGGGCAATCCTTCAGGGATTATGCTCCCTTATATTGTCACCATTGATCAAAGCTCTGGAAATGTGCTATCAATTTCTAGAAACTTTAGAGAAGAAGACACATTAAAGAGAAAGAGGCAACATTTTGTACACTTCAAATTTCTTCCGGGCTTTGGTTTTTATGGCTTTGGGCTGTTACATACAATCGGCGGCTTATCTCGTGCTGCGACTTCAATTTTAAGGCAGTTGATTGATGCGGGTACGTTATCGAACCTTCCAGCTGGCTTTAAAGCTCGTGGTGTTCGCATTCGTAATGATGATGAGCCTCTTAATCCTGGGGAATTTCGAGATATCGATGTACCAGGTGGAGATCTCAAGAACTCAATCATCCCACTCCCATACAAAGAGCCTTCAGCTACATTAGCCCAACTTTTGGGTGTGGTTGTTGATTCCGGTAGACGTTTTGCACAGGTTGCTGATGCAAAAATAGCTGATATGAACTCTCAAGCACCAGTTGGAACGACTGTTGCGTTGATTGAACAGGGTTCTAAGATCATTTCTGCTATACATAAGCGTTTACATTACGCTCAAAAGCAAGAATTTCGTATGTTAGGTGAGATTTTTAGTGAAAATCCGGTTCCATACCCTTATTTTGTTGGAAATGTGCCTCCAGAGACTATGCAAAAGGATTTTGATGGTCGTGTGGACATACTTCCGGTATCAGACCCTAATATTTTCTCTATGGCACAACGATTATCGCTTGCACAAACGCAATTACAGCTTGCACAAGCAGCACCAGAAATTCATAACATCCATGAAGCGTATAGAAGAATGTATGATGCGTTGGATATAAAGAATATTGATGCAATTTTACCACAAAAGCCACAACCACAGCCCATGGATCCTGCTACGGAAAACGGGAATGCCTTAAAAGGTATGCCTTTACAACCGTTTCCGGAACAAGATCATGAAGCACACGTTAGAGCTCATATTCCTTTCTTGGCGAGTCCTGCTTCACAGGCAAATCCACAAGGTTTTATTATGTTACAGTCTCATGTGCAAGAACACGTTGGTTTAATGGCTCGTGATCAAGTAACCACATTTTTTGAAAAAGCTTCACAAGAAGCTGAGATGCAAGGTGAACCTGTGCCAGAGATAGATCCAGCTGCAATAGAAGCTGCAATAGCTCAACAAATTGGTGAGATTTTAAATGAGTTATTACCGCAACTAGCACCACAAACTCCAGAAGATCCTTTAGTTGAGATAAGGAAGAAAGAGTTAGAGAATGATACAGCTGAATTGCAACGTAAAACAATGAATGATCAAATGAACTTTCAAGTTGACGGAGCTAAGATACAGCAAACTTATGAATTGGCTCAAGAACGACAGAAGTTACAAGAGAGCATTGCTGACGATAGAAACGATGTGAATGTGTATCGTATAAATACGAATGCTGCTTCTAAGGCAAGGGCTAACAAACCTAAATAAGGTGTGATATAATCTGGATATGGATCCAGTAACTATATCAATAGCCGTAGGTGTTGCAAGCAAAGCATTCTCTGCAATTAAGAGTGGGTTTGCTGTTGGTCGTGATTTAGAACAAATGTCTGGTGACTTAACTAGGTGGATGGGAGCCTCATCAGATATAGATAACGCTGAAAAACAAGCCAAGAACCCTGGAATATTTGGTAAAGTCTTTGGTGCAGGAAGTATTGAAGCTACAGCACTACAGGCTTATTCGGCTAAGAAAAAATTAGAAGAACAACGCTATGAGTTAAAGATGTTTTTAAATTTAACCATAGGACCTAACGCTTATGATGAATTACTTCAGATGGAAGGAGAGATTAGGAAAGAGCGTCAACGAACCATATATAAGCAGCAAGCGTTGAGAAAACAAATTGCAGAAGTAATTGGTTGGTTTCTTTTGTTCTTAGTTATAATTGGTTTCTTTACAGTATTGACCTCTATTTGGATTAAGAGAGCTGAAGCAAAAGATTACACTAAACAGCAAAAAATATGGCAAGGTAAAATAATTGAGCCCGTCTACACCACTTGCCGATTAAAAACGAGGAAAGTGTTTAAAGATAAGATGGCTTGTATTTACGTTGGGGCTCAAAAAACATATGAGTTAGAATTTGCTGATATTAGAGTAGGATGCCCAAAGCAGTATCGTTGTGTGGTGAATAAGAACTCAAAGATCCCCAGCATTGATTCAGTGATGGAAAGTTTAAGAAGTATTGCAAAATAGGAGATTTAAATGGAAAATACAATATTAGATGCGTGGAATAGTTTATCTTATATAGAAGGAGCACTTTTTACACTGTGGCTTTTTATTTTATACTATGGTAAGGTTTGGGTTGATAATAGATTTGTCAAAAAGGATTGCAAATGTTCGCAGCGATAATTGGACCTATTGCAAATCTAGCGACTAGCTGGATGGACAACAAGGTTGAGAAGACAAAGGCAGAAGGAAAAGCCAAAATAGCTACGGTCATGGCTAAAGCCAAGGTTGCAGAACGAGTTGCAGCTGGCGAGGTCGAGTGGGAAAAATCTATGGCTGATAATACAGATTCAAGCTGGAAGGATGAATTTGCTTTAGTCGTCCTGTTAGCTCCCGCAATTTTAGTCTTCATTCCGTCACTTACCGAACATGTACGAGCAGGATTTGAAGTACTCAACACTTTACCAGATTGGTATCAGTATTTATTATTTATAGCTGTATCCAGTTCATTTGGTATCAAAGGTGCAGGTCAAGCCATGAAACTTATGGGTAAAAAATAATGTCACCAAAAATTAAAAAAATAGTTAAAGAATTAAAAGGTGCGTCTAAGATGCATTTAAAACAAGCTAAAACATTAAAGAAAATAATAAAGAAAAAAATAAAGAAGAAGGTGTAATGGCTGCTTTAACTAAGAAACAAACGGACAAATTAAAAGAGCATTCAAAGCATCACACTACTAAGCATATGGCTAGTATGAAAAAAGATATGAGAAAAGGTATGAGCTTTAGTAAATCACATATAAAAGCAAAAAAGATGGTGGGTGCATAATGGCTAGAGTAAAACAATTCGCAGATGATTTAGGTATAAGTAAGAACAAAGCACAAGCACTAATTAACAAAGGTCGAAGTCGCAAGGACGGTGGATCGCAAATCTTGGAGAAGGTAATGAAGAAACCAATTTACGCTGAAAAAGGTAAAGTAGTTAAGATAAAAAAAGGTGACAATTCAAAAGCAGTATTGGCTCAATTCAAAAACTTGGTCAATGCATCAACAGCAGGAAAAATTAGTCCAGCAGAAGCTGAGAAAAAGATAAAAAAACTAGTTTTAAATAAGAAAGCTGGTGGTTCAATAAATAAAAACATAGTATCGATTGATGTTGACAAGACCCCTGGAAATCTATCCACACAAAAAAAGATACAATCAGCCATTAAAGGAAAATCATTAAAAACTAGTGATGTGAATAAAATGACTAACAACGATATAAAGCCACTTTTAAAGAAAAAAAATGGTGGGGCTTTTCCAGACTTAACAGGTGATGGCAAAACAACACAAGCCGATATTCTAAAAGGTCGTGGTGTACCGGGATTCTCTCGTGGTGGTGGCATCGCTATCCAAGGACTAGGTTTTAAAGGAGTACGTTAATGGATGAAGATGGCTTTTCAGATGTAGCTGATGTAACCGAAGATGGCTATGATTACTCACCTGATCCGTCAAGTGTCGGCATGGATCCTAGTGATGGAAATAACTCCGAAGAACTAAATTCTTTCGTAGAAAATCTAACACAAAAGCAAGCCTATACAACAGGCAGAGGTGCGACAGCAACGAACCCATACCCAGAATCTTTCTTTTCACAACTGTTTGGTGCGGACAATGTTAACTATACTAATATTATTGGCTCAGATAGAATTAATGAAATAAATGATCTTAGATATAACCAAGCCGTAGGTGGAATGTCTAATAGAACAGGTAAGCAATACACTGCAAACGATTATTATATTGGTCAATCCACAGATATGGGAACGGTAAAGCCAATCCCAAGTACGACTCGAGATTTTATGAATTTTATGCCTGGAGGAGG